TGGGCCCGACGGGATGACTTACCCTGCAAAAATTAATACAAATACAGGTTATATTGAAATTTACGATTCTGATTCTATTGGGGGTAAGGAACAACAAGAAAAAATTGACAATAGAAGTAAAATAACAAAACAATTATTGCAATCAAAATATGATGATTTGATAAATGATGGAGATACATAATGAGTGATACTAATTTTAAACTTTCAGATAATTTTATTAATAAATACAAAAGAAAAAAACCACCTTTTGGTTTTAATGGTTTAGGTGAATTAGTTTATATGAGAACTTATTCTCGTATAAAAGAGAATGGAAAGAATGAGCAATGGTGGGAAACAGTTCGCAGGGTTGTAGAAGGAACGTATTCAATGCAGAAAAATTGGATAGATTCTCACCAGTTAGGCTGGAATCCCTGGCAAGCTCAACGAAGTGCACAAGAAATGTATAATAGAATTTTCAATATGAAATTTTTACCTCCGGGTCGCGGCCTCTGGGCTATGGGTACGACAATTACAGAAGATAAGAAATTATATGCAGCACTTAATAATTGTGCATTTGTATCAACTTCCAATCTTAAAGATGATTTGTCAAAACCATTCTGTTTTTTAATGGATGCATCAATGTTAGGAGTGGGTGTCGGCTTTGATACAAAGGGCGCGGGACAAATGGAAGTAAAAGGTCCCAATTTAAATCGAACAGTTGAAACATATATAATTCCAGATACTAGACACGGGTGGATTGAAAGTATAAAATTACTTTTAGAAAGTTATTTTTTAGGAACACAAAAAATTAAATTTGATTACTCTAAGATTAGACTGGCGGGAGAGCCAATAAAAACATTTGGGGGAATCTCAAGCGGCCCAGAACCATTAGAAGATGCACATGAGGGTATAAGACAGACTTTAGAACAAGATGTTGGTAAGCCAATTTCAGTTACAACAATTGTAGATATAATGAATATTCTCGGCAAGTGTGTGGTTAGTGGTAATGTAAGACGAACGGCAGAAATTGTATTTGGTGATCCAAATGATGATGAGTATATAAACTTAAAAAATTATGAAATAAACAAACATCGAGAAAGTTATGGTTGGACTTCAAATAATTCTGTTTTTGCAGAAGTTGGAATGGATTATGAAGATATAGCTAAAAGAATTAATGATAATGGCGAGCCGGGATTTGCTTGGATGGAAAATGCAAAAAATTATGGTAGAATGGTAAATGGCAGAGATGGCGTAGATCATAGAGCTATGGGATTTAATCCCTGCGGTGAGCAAGTACTCGAATCTTATGAACTTTGTTGTCTTGTTGAAACGTTTCCAAATAATCATGATACGTTAAACGATTATCTGAGAACTTTAAAATATGCATATTTGTATGCAAAAACGGTAACTTTGGGTAAAACTCATTGGTCTGATACTAATAGAGTAATGTTAAGAAATCGTAGAATTGGAACGTCAATGAGCGGGATTGCGCAGGTCATTGCTAATAGGGGGTTAGAAGAGTTAAGACGTTGGTGCAATGATGGGTATGAGGAATTAAGAAAATGGGATGAAGTATATTCTGATTGGCTTGCAGTTCCTAGAAGTATTCGCCTTTCAAGTATTAAACCGTCGGGAACAGTTTCACTTTTAGCGGGCGCAACTCCAGGAGTTCATTATCCAGAAAGTAGATTTTATATAAGAAGAATTAGACTATCTAAATATTCTCCTCTTATTGAGCCTCTTGAAAGAGCAGGATATAAAATAGAACCAACATTTGGCTCCGAAGATTCTACTGTTGTGGTCGAAGTTCCAGTTGATGTCGGAAAGGGGGTACGAACATTAAAAGAGGTTTCTATGTGGGAACAATTATCACTTGCGGCGTTTTTACAAAAGTATTGGGCAGATAATGCGGTAAGCTGTACTGTAACATTTGATCCCAAAACGGAAGGTGATAATATAGTTAATGCGTTAAATTATTTTCAATATCAATTGAAAGATATTTCTTTTTTACCGAGACATGATGTTGGGGCTTATAAACAAATGCCGTATGAGCAAATTGATGAAAAAACATATAAAAAACGGGTTGATAGTTTGGGGAGACTGAGTTTTAGACAAGTAAAAGGTAATGAAGCAATTATAGATAAGTTCTGCGATGGAGATACTTGCGACGTAGAGTTCGAAGTTTTTAAATAAGTGTTGGTTTTATGCAAAAAATATATTAAATTATAGAGTTATGTATCAAAATATTTATTGTCAATTTAATAAGAATTCAAAGTATTCTACAATTCATTTGTGGGATGACAAAGTGGGATATCAAAAACTTACATATAAAAGGTATGCTTATATAAAGGATCCCTCAGGCACTTATAGATCTCTTTATGGAGATAAGTTGAAGAGGGTAACTTTTTGGACTAAAGAAGATTTAGAAAAAAATAAAGTTTTTGAAAGTGACATTCCGTTAGATACTAAATTTTTGATAGATAAATATGGTACGACAAATGAAATATCTACTAATCATAAAATTATGTGTATAGATATAGAAGTAGATTCTTCATCCGGATTCCCCAGCCCAGAAAAAACTACAAGTGAGATTATCTCAATTGCATTTTATGATAGTACCGATGAACAATATTATGCTCTGGTTTTATCAGATAAAATTAAATCTAATAAATATGATAATGTTACAGTTTTGGGATTTGATAGTGAAATAGAATTATTGCAAGCTTTTTTTCGAAAATATTTAAAAATTTCCCCCACAATCATAACAGGGTGGCATGTTGATGGGTTTGATATTCCATATTTATTTAATAGAACAACTATTGTTTTGGGGCATGATATAGCTACGTTATTATCTCCTATTAATATTGTAACGTATAATAAGAATAAAAAGAAATATAAAATAGCGGGAGTTTCTGTACTTGATTATCTGGCGTTATATAAAAACTTTACATTTAAACAACAACCTTCATATAGATTAGATTATATAGGTCAAATAGAAATAGAAAGTAAAAAAGTAGAATATGATGGGAGTTTAAATGATTTATATTTGAATGATATTGAAAAATTTGTTCGATATAATCTACAAGATGTTAAAATAGTAGTTGATTTAGATAAAAAGTTAGATCTCATAACTTTAGTAAGAGGTATAGCACATCTGGGCCACATATCATATGAAGATGTTTTTTATTCTAGTAGGTATATTGAGGGAGCTATGTTAGTCTATATGAAAGAGTTAAATGTGATAGCTCCTAATAAAATATTTTATGCAATTAATGAACGTCGAAATCAATATGCTGGGGCATACGTAAAAACACCTCAAGTGGGCAAGCACAATTGGGTATTTGATTTAGATGTAACTTCTATGTACCCTTCTATAATCATGTCATTAAATATTTCACCCGAAACTAAGGTCGGAAAAATAATAGATTGGGACGCGAAGGCGGCGTTAAAGGGAGTAGATAAAAATTATACATTTATTGATAAAGATGGGCATACCGATAAGTTAACCTCTTCTGAAGTGAGTGACATATTAGCAAATAATAAAATTTCGATTGCAACAAATGGGGTTCTTTATAAAAGTGATAAAAAAGGACTTATTCCCGCTATTTTAGAAAAATGGATTGATGAGCGAAAGGAATTTAAAAACTTATTTGATTCATATAGAAGGGGGGGTGATCTCGAAAAAGCTGATTATTTTTATCGAAGGCAGCATATCCAAAAGATTTTACTGAATACAGTTTATGGAGTTTTTGGATTGCCCATTTTTAGATTTTATGATATTGATAATTCAGAAGCTACAACTTTGACGGGGCAAGAGTTAATAAAGTTTTCTCAAAAAACAATTAATTATAAGTATAATAAAGAATTAAATACTGAAAAGGATTATGTTGCATATATCGACACTGATTCTTGTTTTTCATCCGCGCTGCCATTAATTAAGCACCGATACCCAACTGCAGATTTTAATGACGACGACTTTATGATTAAACAGACACTTAATGTGGCATCAGAAATACAAGATTTTTTAAATGAATCTTATAATTATTTTGCTGAAAGGTTTTTAAATATTAAAGATGGCCACCGATTTTATATTAAACAGGAAGTTATATCTAAAAGGGTGTTATTTGTAACTAAAAAGAGGTACGGCCAGTGGATTATAAATGACGGCGGGCAGCCATGTAATAAAATTGATATAAAAGGTTTAGATATAATAAAAAGTTCTTTTTCACCAGCATTTCAAAAATTAATGTTTAATGTATTGCAGGGTATATTATCAGATACAGATAAAAGTGAGATTGATAAAATTATTTTAAAGTTTAAAAAAGAAATGAAAACTTTTTCTGTTAGTGAATTGGCAACACCTACGGGAGTTAAGGGGATAGAAAAATTTATATATCGAGAAAAAAATGGTATTTTTACTAGATTAAAAAAGGGCGCGCCAATTCATGTTAAATCTGCAGTTAGATATAATGATTTATTAAAAACTTTTAAATTACAAAATAAGTATGAATTAATAAAAAGTCATGATAAAATTAAGTGGGTGTATTTAAGACAAAATCCTTATGGCATAAATAGCATCGCGATTAAAGGTTACGGCAATCCCGATCAGATACTTTCTTTTATAGAAGAGTATATAGATTATAATAAAATATTTAAACAGGGTTTACAAAAGAAAATTAAAATGTTTTATGATGCACTTAAATGGAGCGACCCCGTTGATAGCCAAACATCATTAGAAAGATTTTTTTAATATAAAGCGGAGAATAATATGCAATATATAACAAGATCGGGAACGTTTGATTCAGGTCACCGCGTGATGGATGAGCGGATGAAATGTTTTAATCTTCACGGTCATACGTATCTTTATGAGTTGACTTTTTCATTCAATACGATGGAGGAGATTGGATATGCGATTGATTTTAAAGAGATTAAGAGGGTGGCGTGTCAGTGGATTGACGATCTGCTGGATCACGGATTTATAGCTAATCCTCAAGATACGACCTATATCGATGCCGCAAAGAAAGAAGGTAGTAAAGTATGGTTGATGTCATTAAATGGTGAGTGGGAATATTGCAACCCATCAGTTGAAAATTTGGCACGCGAGATATTTCTTGCAATGGAGATTTTATTTGAAGTGTATGATGATTTGAAGATCCACGAAATAAAACTTAACGAGACTCCAAAATGTTATACTGTATGTAATGCGGATTCTATTCTAGAGGTTGAAAGAGAATCTTTTAAAGAAGTGAATTATGAATTCATCCAGAAATATGCAGAAGAAAAGGGGATAGAGGAGTATGACAATAGAAAATTATAATAAAACATTACCAATACTAGAACTTTATAGATGCGTTCAATCTGAAGGCAGTCGCTTCGGAATACCAACTATAGCAGTGAGAACTACAGGCTGCACACATCGATGTTATTTCGGTGAAGGTGGGTGGTGTGATTCTTGGTACACGAGCATTCATCCAGAGAAAGGTAGATATGCATTTCAAGATATTGTCGATATATACAAACAGAATCCACACATTAAAGAAATGATGTTAACTGGTGGTTCGCCGAGCATGCATCCTGAATTAGTTAATGAGATAATGACGTTTGCTCACAAATGTGGTATTTTCGTCACAATGGAAACGGAAGGTTCTCACGCGATACAAACTGATATACCGATCGATTTAATCAGTTTGAGTCCCAAGTTTAGCAATTCTGTTCCTAAAATTGGAGCCGAAACTCCAAAAGGCAAAATAGTGGATCAGAAATTTGTTGACTTGCATAATAGATTTAGGTTAAATTATGATATGATTGAAGAACTGATATCATACCATTCAGATTATCACTTCAAACCAGTGTGGGATGGTACTGAAGAGAATATACGAGAAATAGAAGCATTTAGATTGCAATTGAATATACCAAAAGAAAAAACATATATCATGCCCACCGGTGATTGTAGGGAAACGTTAATTGAAATGTATCCAAAAGTTTTTGAACTTTGTGCTGAACGCGGTTATAGAATGACGGGTAGAGATCATATAATAGCTTTTGACACAGAAAGAGAAGTTTGAGTATGCTAAAAATAGCACATGAAGCACCAGTCAGTATATTTGATCGTGTTAATGAAATTACAGATTATAGTTACTGTTTAGTTCATCTTTTAGAACAAAATGATTCATACTTAAATAAATTTCTTGAATTAAAAGATATAAATTATTCTCTTCAAAGAGATAGAGAGATTATTTTAGATAATTCTATTTTTGAACTTGGAAAATCTTTCGATTCAGATAAATTTTCACATTGGATTAATAAACTTAAACCTGACTGGTATGTTGTACCTGATACATTAGAAGACTATGAACAAACTATTGAAAATATGAAAGCATGGAATACAAATTATACCGATATTCCAGGAAAAAAGATAGGTGTAGTTCAAGGTCAAGATTATGAAGAAATTAAAAAATGTTATAAATATATGGATGAAGAAGCTAATGTTGATATGATTGCTATTTCATTTGATTATAGCTGGTATCAGAAATTAATACCTCATCCTAATAAATATGTTAGTTGGATGCTTGGTAGAGTTGCGCTATTAAGTAATCTAGTTAATGATAACATTATAAATGTTAATAAAAAACATCATCTTTTAGGTGTATCATTACCACAAGAAGGTCTTTTTTATAAATCAGGAACTTTACTTAAGTTTAATTGGATTTATTCTGTAGATACTTCTAATCCAGTTGTTCATGGAATTAAATCAATAAAGTATGGTGATAATGGACTAT